CCCGGAGACGGGCAAGGTATGGCTCAACACGAGAGACGGCAAACTCTACAACCCATTCCGGGTAGGCGACTACATCATGGTGCAGCAGTACAACGGCATGCCGGACAGCAGCAACAACTACTACATCACCAAGCACTACGAATGCGTCATCACAGGCGCAGGAATCGGAAACATGGCCGACGGAGAGAACCGCCTCGATTGGGTAACGTTCAAGAACTTCGTCACCAGCAATGAAGACACCCCGGCAAACCTCATAACCAAGGGCGACACATTCGTCAGAGTGGACAACGAGACGGACGCAGACCGCAAGGGCATCATACAGGTGATGACCGTCGGAAACGCCACCCCGTACATCGATATCGCCTACGGATTGAAGACGAACCCGGAAGAGGCACTGAAGGGACGAATCGGAAACCTCACGGGCATCTACAATCCGTTATTCGGACAGCTGCAGGGATTCGGCGAAATGCTGATGAACCTATACGCAGTCGGAGACTTCCGGCTTCGCAGGACAGGCGAGAGCCTCGACGCAAAGATCGAGATGCTCAACGGCATGTTCAGTACCCGGTACCAGAAGCAGACATACGAGCTGACGGAAGAGGAGAACTACCTCACGAACGCCACCTTCGGAGAGAACATGGAAGGCTGGACGAAGGACAACGACGAGAACACGAAGCTGCTCACCTACACAGACGGAGAGCCAATCGTCCTCAACGGATCCGTCGTCAGCACAGGCACGAAGAGAGCGAACGTCGAGGAGTACGACGGAAAGCAGATGCTCCACATACAGGCAACAGGCATCACGCAGGCCAACTCGCTCATACGCAAGCCCGGCACACACAAGGAGTACGTAGCACCGCAGAGCGGAAGCCAGAACACCAGCAACGAGGAGCAGGAGGTGCAGGACACCCTATACTTGAACATCAAGCTCCTGCCGAAGACGGAAGGACGCCTCACGATAGGATTCAAGTACAGCGGCCAGACACCAGAAGGGAAGACGAACACCCTGCCATACACCGCAGGAATGACAATCAGCAAGTCGAAGGACTGGCAGACACTCCAGTGGGAAGGCACATGGCACAGCCTCGGAGACTTCTACCTCCACTTCACGGGAGAGATGTACGTAGCCCACCTTTCAGTGACGGACAAGCCACTGCAGGAATTCAAGAAGACCGTCAGCACGCAGATCATCCAGACAGCAGAGAACGTCCAGATCCTCGGCCAGAACATCGATGCGACCAAACAGAGAGTGACGAACCTCGGCATCGAGCTGAGAGCAGCCGACAGGGAGATACGCCTCTACGTTGACACGGAGACGGCAGACCTTGAACGCAGGCTGGGAATCGTTATCAGCGACGGGGACGCAGCCGTGAAACTTTACGCAGAGCAATACGTGAAGGGACAGATCACGGAGAACAACAAGAATTACTACACGAAGAGCGAGATCGACATCACGGTAAACGGGATCAACACCTACGTTATAGGCATCCGGGACGACCTCACCGTAAAGATAAACGGAGACATCAGCCGCCTGCAGTCACAGATCGACGCAGCGAACACAGCCATCGACAACGCCAGCCAAGCAACCCAAGACCTGCAGGCATACGTTGACGGGGCATTCGCAGACGGAATCATCGACGAGGCAGAGAAGATCGCCATCGAGAAATACCTAAAGACGATGGCCGGGACGAAGAAGGACATCGACAACGCCTACACGGAGATCATCAACAACGTCTACTTCGACACCACCAGCAGCGAATACACCGCACTCGTCACGGCAAAGCGGGACGTGGACAACAAATACAACGCCCTCTACACAGCCATCAGCAACGCCATCGTGGACGGCAAGGCGACAGCCAGCGAGATAGCAGCCGTCAACACGGCATTCGACAACTTCAACAACGCCATCGGAACCTTCAGCAAGCGGGTCGAGGAGGCGAACGAGGCAATCCAGAACGCCATCATGAAGTCAGCCAACGACGCCATCGCCAAGAACTGGCAGGACACGCTGACACAGATAGGCATCGTCAACGGAGAGATAGCAGACGCCAAGGCAGCAACCACAGCCCTGCGAACCTACATAGACGGATCCTTCGCAGACGGCATTCTGACGGACACGGAGAAAGCAGCCATCCGGACATACCTCAACACCATCGACACCGAGGCAGAGGAGATGAAGAAGGCTTACAACACCCTCTACAGCAACAGCTACCTCACCGGGACACCGAAGACGAACCTAAAGAGCGCATACGACTCGATGGAGGCATACAGGTCAACACTGGTTAACACCATCAACACCGTGCTGGCGAAGACGAAGGTGACGAAGAATGACGAGACAGCCGTCAACACGGCATTCGACAACTACACCACAGCCATCGGAACATTCAGCACCAGAGTCGAGGAGGCGAACGAGGCAATCCGGGCAGCACTCAAACAGGCACTGAAGGACTACACCGACGAAAGGGTCGAATGGGTGAGACAGCAGGCAGAGAACCTCGCAAAGGATGCTGCGAAGGCAGAGACATACCGACAATCAAGCAACCCGTGGAACAGCTGGTCGAGGAACACGGAGAAAGACCACATCGGTGCCATGTGGACTTACACCGGAGCCAACAACACGGTGTCGGTTTATGACGCATTCGGCAACCAGTACTACGTCGAGAACGGGAAGACATACCGATACAGCGGAATCGTCCACCCGGACAACAACAACGAGTCGACAGCGAAGCGCAACGTCTGGGAAGACACGAGCAAGATAGCATACGCAGCCAGTTACACCATCCAGAACGAGAACTACATCAGCACGGTACTGGCCAACTTCAACAGCGACGGAAGTCTTAGCAACGCAGGAGGATCCGTCATAACCGCATACGGAAACAAGCTGTGGGCAAAGAGCCAGACCGTCGACACACTCACCGGAAGGGTCGCATCAGCAGAGAGCCAGATCAGCCAGCAGGCAACGCAGATATCGCTGAAGGTTTCGCAGAACGGAGTGATCAGCGCAATCAACCAGAGCGCAGAGACAATCCAGATCAACGCAAGCCGAATCAAGCTGGAAGGATACACCACCATCAACAGCAGCTTCAGCGTGGACGTGGACGGAACCACGACGATGGGAGGATTCAAGGTGAACGGCAACGGCCTCACCAACATCGTGAGCGGAACAGGCAACAGCAACATGGCATACATCATCTGCAGAAACGACTACTACGGAAGATTTGCGGCCATAGGAGCGAACGTCCTCCCGGCAACCTCCGGACTTTCAGCAGCCGTCGGAAGATTCCAGAATACGGACAGCCACGGATGGTACCAGACGAACATCTGCCTCTACGTGCAGGCGAAGAACGGAACCCACAACTACGCAATCATCGGAGAGGGCAACGGAGTGCTCAACGGAGCGGTGACGGGATTCAAGCTGAACCAGTTCACGCCAACATCATCGAGCAACACGATCAACCCGGAGAACGGACTCACCGTCCACGTTTACGCAAACAACTCATCATACACGACGGTCTACCTGCCGACATTGAGCATGTGCCGGGAATTCCTCGGGATTGGCAGCAGCACCAAGTTCGCATTCGAGATGCAGATCATCGGAAAGAAGAACACCTACGGCTACCGGGTCTACGGATACGTGGACTCATCGCACGGAGCGACCTGCCCCCACATGCGCAACCCGGACGACTACAGGGACATGACCGAAGGACTGGCGATGGCACAGGGCGACACCGTCATATACCAGATCGTCTACGACGGCACGGACTTCAACGCATTCATCATGGCACACATGGATTAGTAACCCTATAAAAAGAACGACAATGAAAGTAAATTTTAACAAAGCATTCATCGACGCAGACGGAAAAGAAGTCTTCGTGGGCGACCAAAAACAGATGATCAGCGAGAGGCTGGGCTTCATGCTCTTCAACCTCGTGCAGATCAAGGGACAACCAGCGACGCCGGAGCAGAAATACAAGGCTTACTGCCTCCTCCGGAAGATCAAGCAGAACCCGGAGAAGGTGGAGATAACCACCGAGGAAGGAACGGTGCTAAAGGACATTGCAGCCGAGG